TTTCGTTTGCTTGAAATGGGATACCAATTCCACCAGCTTCGACCCACCGAGCGATGTTGCTAGGCTTGTCATCAACCAGTATGTTAGGCTTACCATCTACAGGCGATACAGCATACTTGTGTTTGTTAGCTGTAAAGATGATGTTTTGAGAAAGCGGTGAATAACCATATTTCTCTAACCACCGACGTTTGTGGTATGCTGAGTTATATTCATCACCACGAAGAGGTGACGAACAGATACCCCAATTGGTACCACATAACTCTTTTACAAACTTGATTATCTGACTGGTTTTGCTGATTTGATGACCGTCGATTACTTCTTTAAAAGTCTCTAGCTTGTAGAAGAAATCAGTGTTCTTCAGAGAGTCAAGAGCACCTTGGATATTTGGAATATCTTTCCAATGATTGACCTCGTACTTATCTTCAAGCCCTTTGAAGAAGTCTGCAAGAACACCATCCATATCAAGATAAATCATCATTTTTTTATTTCCTTTCATATCTATAATATAAGTCTTTTGAAAGGAAAAGTCAACAGTTTTTTAAAAAAATTATTCGCTTTCTTCTGAAATAAAATCTGTTATTGTTTGCGTGAAAAACAACGGTGTAGCACCACCAAATCCTTTACCGAGATTCAGACCGCGACATACTTCGTTTGCTTTTCTTCGATTCTTATATGAGTTGATAGTTAGCTTATCGTTCTCAATGATGGCGTATTCACCATCTATTTCTTCTACTTTGTATGACATTATGCAAAATTAGCCTTCCATATGTTTTTACCGTACTTCTTGGGAAGGGTAGCGTCTTTCTGTTCTTCATCCCAACGAGAGCCAAAAGAACTATTAGACATTACAGGTGTATCATCTACAATGCCATCTTGTGCAGACTGTTCGGCATTATAAAATCTCATACGAGATCTATCAATACCAATTACAAATCTCTTATTCATGTTTGGATCACCCCAACGATTCTTCAACTGCTTGACCATAATCTGACCGAGTTGCTCTAGATCTTCTGTAGATATAAGAGCAATCATAAAGTCGGCGGTTGCTGGTAGACCAAACGACTCAGAAGTATCTTCAAGACCAACATCAGAGTTTGTAAACCCAGAGCGAGTTGTCTGTGTAGCAGATACCAGAGGCACATCAAACTCTACAGCAAGTCCACGAAGTTCTTCAGCAATAGCCTTGACCAACGTATACGAGTTTACATTGAGACCAGACTTGATACGACTACTTGTACAAATGTTAAGATAATCGACATAGATAATATCCGGTGTAAAGTTTTTCTTGAGTTTCAATTCGTTAAGTAGATGTCTAAAGTGTGCCGACCCAGCAGATGCTGTTGGATACTCTTTAACAATCAACTTACCAGGTGTTTTAGTCTTGAGACGATTGACTTTCTTCTGATATACATCTTTAGGCATCTCATGTATTTCATCAATTGATGCATCAAGAAGATTGGCGTCAATACGTTCTGCAATTCGTTCTTCTGCCATTTCGAGTGTGATATACAACACATTCTTACCATGCATTAGATTAGTCGCAGCAAAGTGACACATTGCCAACGATTTACCAACACCAGTACCAGCAAGTATGATATTAAGAGATTTACGAGGAAGACCACCCTTCGTAACGGTATTTAGTAGATCAATATCAAACTCAATACGAGACTCCTTACGATGATAGAAATCATACCGTTCGTCTACGTTTTCGAGAAAGTCATGACCGACACTATTATCAAAAGATACACCTAGAGCATCTTGTAATAGCTTTGGTATCGCACCCTTATCAACCTTACCATTCTTGTCATCAATCACACTGATAGATGTACGAATAGCATTGTAGAGAGCACGGTCTTGGCAAAACTTCTCAGTTTCGTCTACAAGCCATTGCTCGTCATTTTTATCATCATAAGATAGATGATCAATAGTGTCAGTTACGGTTTTAAATTGTTCTTCTGAAATGCTACGGGATTCTTCGATTGAGAATCGCAATGCGTCCTTCGATGGTACGCTGTTATACTTCTTGATATAATCGTTCACCGAACGATAGATTAACTTACTCTCAAAACTTTCAAAATACTCTTCTTGTAAAAACGGTAGAACTTTTCTTGTGTAATCTTCATTGTGTAACAAACTCCCTAGTATTAAGGGTTCAATCATGTATTAATCTCCCACATAAACATTCGATGAGGCACTTGTTGCAGATGGATTACAATGCGGCGGGATTGGACAAAGAACGTCAGGAGCGGCGCTATCTCCTAAATCTACAACAAGTATGCCATTTACATACACGTCATGACAACTAGCACTCAATGCCCCAGCACCATGACTGTTAGGATCACCATTCACAGAAACAAGTAAATCATTAGCATAAACGGTGCTTTGACCAGCAACAACCGTGGACGCCCCACACGCTCTACTATCTGAGTTTCTATGAATAGCAGTCATTTAAACCTCCATTAGTTCTTCTTCTGGAGCGAACATTGCCGTTTCACCGACAGTGTATCGCTTCTTAATATACTCCGAAAAATCAGATTCAGTAAACAGTTTTGTCCAAAATTTTCCATTGTCTTGTACATCTTTAGATCGCATCTTATCGCCAACGAGCTCACCGGTGCTACGGTCAACTAACTGATACCAACCGTTAGCTGGCTTTGCGAGATAGTTTGCTTCTAGCGCTAGATCCATAAGACCAGACCACTTATTAATGCCACCTTCCCACGTTACTGTAATAGGAATCTTAGACTTCTCTTTTACATAACGAGACTTCTCAACATTGATAACGAAGTGATATCCAGCAATATCAGTTCCATCTTTCTCTTGCTGTCTACCTATAATCCATATGTTATCTGCTGAGTAGTAGATACCAGTCCCACCAGAAACAACAGCTTTAGGAAACATTCCAATTTCCATATACGTATGATTCACAGCAATCAATGGAATATCTTTAATAGTTAGATGAGGTGTTACCATACGGAACAGTGACTTCATCTGTTTAGCACGAGACATATCTGCAACAGACTTCTCGTTCATAGCATCTTCAACTTCTTTTTTAGAAGCAAGGTTACCGACAGAATCAATAACAATACAAACGTGCTCACCACGGTCAATACCATCAAGCTGCTTCATAATGTCAAACTTTAGCTGCTCAACATCCATAATAGGAGTGTGAACAACACGATCCATATCAATACCAAAAGACTCGAAGTAGTTCTGTGGAGTACCAAACTCTGAGTCATAGAACAATACAACACCATCTTCATACTTATTGAGATAAGCACCCGCCATAAGGAGAGAGAATGCAGTCTTAAAATGTTTAGAAGGACCAGCTAAGACAGTAAGACCTGGAGTCAAACCACCATCAACTCGTCCAGATAATGCTACATTAACCATTGGCACCTGTGTTGGTACCATATCTTTCTTACCATAGATCTTCGAATTGGAAAGAGTGCTGGTAAGTTTTACTGTACTATTTTTAGTCAGCTTATCAAGTAAACTCATAATTTATCCTTTCAGCTAATGATTCGTATGTTTCATCAAAAATAGATATTTTCAATAGCAGTCTTTCATGCTCACCGTTCTTTACAGAATGAGGTAAGCTAGTATTCAATAGGCATTGTTTGTAATAGAAATCATGTTCATCTTCAAATGTAACAGGTGCTGCATTATCAGTTAAAACAAAATTTAAACTACATTGTGTCCCATTATCTACATGTGTTGGAATAACACTGTAAGGTTCTTGCCAATAGAATCTTGGACTACCATTTACTTTAAAATCATCCATTATCTTCTGTAGATATTCATGTGTAAATTTGTGCATATGCCAATGATCAAGTGTTTTATTATATCTTGGATCATAATAAGGTTTAGCTTTGCTACGTAATTGTTCTGATAATAGAATAACTATATCCTCATTTAAATCATATTTTATATGCGTCAAATACTTTTTCATAATTATCCTTTGTATAGTTCAGTCAATTTATCACGAAACGCCTCAATCTTATCTAATCGATTGGGCCAGTATATATAACTCTTTTCTGGATTTGCTGCTAAGTTGTTTAGCAACGGCATCACAGAAGAGTATAGCGCATCTAACCGCTCTTGTAAAGTCAAAACTTCATCTGAAGCGACATTTTTTTCTTGCTCTAGTTTTTGGACTGTTTCGAGTTCATCCTCGTCTACAGCCGTAAAACCAAAGTCAAATGAAAAATCATCTACCATGTGATTATACCCTTATTATTGGAATATTAGCAGAATCCGCAATAGCAGTAATAATATCTGTTCCCTTACCTACTGGAAA